ATGGAATACCACCTTGAAGCAGTAGCTGAAGAGTTGGGAGAAGTAGCATGAGAGACCTTATCAACCGCCTGTCATCACCTGAGTTCTGGGCAGACTTTGCCCTTGCCTGTGCAATCATGGCGACGCCTTTCGTTGCCTTCTACGCATACAACTGAGCCTACTGGTGCACCCATGCTAAGGCGTGGGTCATCCAGTGGACTTAGCCACGACAACAGAAGGAACGAAAGAATGCAACCAGACTACAAATACAAAAGAGCCGATGGAGACGAAGTTTATTGCTACGGAAAGATTGAGGAAGACAGCAACTTTTCCATTGTCTGTGATGACGAAGATTACGATGGCATCGCGGCAGATATAGACGCCAACATCTACAATACATTTAGGAAAGTTTGCAAATACTTGGAAGCAAACTACCGCGCAGACATTGCACAAATCGAAACTTGCTAGGAACAATAGAATGACAAATGAAATCTTAGATTATTGCGGAAGCGTAAATAACTTTTTCGCTACTCCAGAAACAATGGAACAGCTGAACAACTGGATTAAGGCAACAAACGATCCAGCAGTCGTTACAGCCGCTATGATGATGCAAAACTTTATAGCCGCCAACTACACTTTGACACCTAAGAAAAGTGGAGAAAGCAAATGAGACTTTACACAAACAAACGTGGCGACTGGGCAGGCACTCAAGCAGACGCACGAAAACTTGAGGGGAAATACATTGAGGTTGATGTCCCAGTCATGAAGGCTGACTTGCTGGCATTCCTAAATCAAAACTCAGTGGGAGCAATGGCAGTCGAGAGCAAGCCAGAGCCAACCCCAGCCGAGCGACCAGAAGTCTTATCACATGACGCCGCTGGTTGGGTCTCATGGGCTTACGAGCGATTGAGAAGTGGTCAGAAAGCAGACGCTGAAGCAATGCTTCTCAAGGGTCTAAAGATACAGCGAGAACTAGCCAGTTGATTGCATCAGTTAGCCCAGCGTCTCGGCGTTGGGTTTGCTCATGCAATCAAGCATGAAACCAAAGAAGGAACAAAAGAATGAATACAGTAGTAGAAAATAGATCATCAATTTGTACCGATTGCGGAGCAACAGTAACGCAGGGCGAGCAATGGTGTGAGCCTTGCTTTGGAGAGTGGACAGAGAAGCAAGACGAGCGACGCCTCTGGGACGAGGAAAAGGGCTACACTCCAGACGACATAAGCTGGGCAATAGGTGAATGGACTGAGAGCGAGAATAGCGAAGACTGGGGCGACTTCATACCACAGAATAAAGCAGATGGTTCAGTTGATGGCATCGCAAAGATACCTAACGGAAAATACAGCGTCTGTTTTTCGCCTGATAAATGTGACATGTGGTTTAAAGATGTCATTCGCGTAATCAACGGCAAAGTTCACATGGAAGATGTGAAAGAAGCTACAGCGCAATTTCTTAACCAGCGTGGAAAGTGGCACACCTTCATTGAAAGCATTGATCTAGATGAGTGCAACGAATGCCAAGGTGAGCAAATATTAGTAGTATTTTTAGGGAGCTAAATCATGGCCGAAGAGATCACACGATACCGCATTTTACTCGAGGACGAGAAGTACAGCGTCGACCTGAGAACCTACACGGACAGGGCAACAGCTGAACATCACGCGAAACTTTACGCACAAATCACTGGCGGTAAGACGTCAGTTTACGAGGAGGTTTACTACAATGATTATTGATTACACAGCAGAAACAGCAGTTGAAGCCTTGCAAGTGGCTTTGTTTAGAAGCCTTACAGCAAGCACTGCGAAAAAAAGTTCAGCTGCGGCTGGCCTAGCGCAAGCAATGGCTAACAAATTAACACCACAGGAACTGGAGCAAGCCAAAGCTGGAGCAATAGAGATGGCAGTTCGTGAGCATTACGGAAGGAAAGCAAATGACATTTCTTGAGCTAGTCCATATGGATGCAAAGCTAATTTGGGATGGTGAAGCACACCGAGCCCGAAGCATCACCAAAGCCGAGCGATTTGCCTCTTTCTCTGATCATGAGACAAGGGGTATCGGCGACTTTAAGCCGAGCCATATTCATAGGTTCTTTGATAGTCTTGCGGAGCAGGGGCTGTCTAATAATACCATAAATCACTATGGTGCTATGATAGTTAAAGTGTTCTCTCATGCCGTTTGTGAGGAGCACATTAGCCATGTACCCAAGTTTAAGTATCGTAAGGTCAAAGGAAACAAGCGGCCTTTATACTTTACAAAGTCTCAGATAGACTTAATGTCGTCCTACTTTCGTAATAGTGCTGACTTCAGAGACTTAGAGTTTTACTTGATCATTGGCATTCACACTGGGATGCGAATAGGGGAGATCAGAAGCATAAACGAAAGCACATTAGTTATTGATGCAACTGGTGGTTACTCAGTTTACTTAGCTGACACTAAAAACGGAGACAGCCGCACAGTGCCAGTCAATGACGAAGCCCTAAGAGCTATCAGGAAACTAGGAACTGATGTCTCTAAGAACTGGAATAGTAAATTGTTCTATCGGGGGTGGAAGCACATGAGACGAGCAATCTTAAACTCAGACAAGAGATATACGTTTCATACAACAAGACATACCTGTGCAACCACGCTGGCTAACAGTGGGGCTTATAACACAGACATCATCGGAAAGTTTTTAGGACACCGAGACCTAAACACGACCCGAAAGTATATAAAGACAGCACCAGAGACCTTGAGGTCTATGGCTGACTTAATGAGAGGGAAGAAAGAGCAAAGCAAAACTATTGCAGAACCACAAGACAAGCAGTGTGACCTGTTTGGAATGGAAATATGAGAAAAGGGAAGTAATAATGTATAAGAGCACGACGAAAGTGAAAATAAATAACTGTCAACAAGGTTTTTTTGGACATCCACTGTCTAGCTGGTGCAACCCAGAGACCGCACCACCAACTTCACACAACAAAGAGGGGGGAGCCAAAACATGAGCGACAACAGCACACAGGCCAACCCCATCGCAGAGGCTTACATTGAGACCATGAAGCAAGATGGCAGAACTAAGTGGGAAGACAGGTATAAACAGGCAGATAACGTCACAGAGCAAGCACCAGAGTACAACCAGCTAAAGAAAGTTTTAGATAAGGTTGCCGAAGGACTTACAAAAGATATTGAGGAAGCTAGAAGAGGCAAAGGACGCCGCCCGACGTGGCTAAATGACCTTATGCACCTAGACCCAAGACAGCTGGCCTTAATCGGTTTGCAGACTTGTTACAATGCAGTCCTAAAAGACACGACAATGAATGCAGTCACTCAGGAAATAGGAAGCCTGATTGATCGTGAGTGTCTAGCACTTGAGTTACTTCACAGCGAAGACGAAGAGCAAAATAAAAACAATAAACGTATTGTCGATATGGTCTCTAAAACACACACGTCAGCACATGTAAGACTGAAAGCACTCAGGAACATAGCGACTAAGAATGGCACCAAATCTGTATACTTCGGTATCTCTGAAACTAAAGCTGACAGAAAGATGCACAAGAAAAGACGCACAGCAAACTCAGCACCAGTCATCTCAGCAATCTTTCAGTATTGTAATGTTTTCCAAAAAGACACTCAGTACACCACGCCAAAAAACAGCATCACTCGTTTGTCTTTTACTCAGGAAGCCCAGCGCGAAATTGAGAATAGCAAAGAGTACCTACAATGGTCACAGCCACTCCTAAAGCCCATTCCTATGGACACACCGAACCCGTGGATAGGCTTCCATACAGGGGCTTATAAGGACTGGAGATTAGCAGAGTGCGTGAAGCTGGTTCGAGGGGCTTCAGCGAAGCAGATTGAGGCCATAGAGCACAGCTTTAAGGGTGAAATTCCAGAGCACTTTAGAGCACTCAATGCACTCCAAGAAACGAGGCTTTGTATCAACGAGGAGATGTTGGAAGTTGTAGAGTGGTGCTGGGAGACACGCCAGTCATTCGGTAAGTTTCCAAAGCGAGATACACCAGAATTCCCAAGGCTACCAGCTGATCACATGACAATGGATCAGGAGCTAAAGAAAGCAATCAAAGAAGACCAGCGAGAATGGCGAAATACTGATCGCAGGGTTAAAGGTGCTGAAGCTGTCATGAAGCAAGATTTGCAGATTGCTAGAGAGCTGGCAATCCATGATTACTTCACGATCCCTTGGGCATGTGATTTTAGAGGCCGCTTCAATATGGTTCCTTCATTCAACTACCATAGGGACGACCATATTAAGTCACTCTTCCAGTTTCAAAGAGGACGCCTGTTTGATGGTCAGAACATAGAGTGGCTAAAGATACATATTGCGAATTGTGGTGGGTTTGAAAAGATTGACAAAGCACCATTGGAAGATCGTATTGCTTGGTTTGACCATAACGAAGGTTGGTTGCTAGACATGGCTGAAGACTACAAGTCAGAGATGGGTCTATGGAAGACTGCCGACAAGCCTTTTCAAATGTTGGCGGCACTATTTGAATACTCACGTTACCTTATAGAAGGTGATGACTTTGTAAGTTTTATTCCTATCTCTCTGGATGGAACTAACAGTGGCGTTCAGCACTACAGTCTTTTGACACGTAGTGAGGAAGGTGCTCTAGTAAACTTAGTTCCACAAGATACAATGGCAGACCTTTATCAGACAGTAGCTGACAAAGTTACACAGAGACTTGAGGTTGATTTAGATGACCCAAGTGCCTTTGGTAAGAATGAGATTACTAAGGCAGAACTGGCGCGTATCTGGCTAGACTACGGTATTACAAGAGGAAATCAGAAGAGGGCATGTATGACCTATCCGTATTCATCGGTTGTCGCTGGTATGGCTGGTCAATACATGGAAGACGTGATGAAGCCTTTGCAACGATCTGTGTCTTATGGTGAGCTAGAGAAACATCCGATTGCTAGGACGAACAAAGAGCGAAAAGTTGCGGCTAGATACCTTGCTGGTCACAGCTACGACAGCATTGTGGAGACCTTGCCTAAAGCGGCTGAAGCAATGAAGTGGATACAGTCGTGCACCAATGTTCTCAGCAAGCAAAACAAGCTGGTCAACTGGACTTCACCAAGTGGTTTTAGGATCTTCCATAACTATCTGAAGCGAGACCGAGTAGAGACCAAGATATTCTTGTTTGATACAGCGGTGGGCATGAGAACTAGGTCTAAAGTTTCTTTGAGTATGGACACAGGTAAGGTTGATGTGAGAAAGAATACAGCCTCGGTTGCGGCTAATCTGATACATTCTTTAGATGCATCTGGAATGGCTAAAACTATAGTCAAACTGCTTGACGCTGGGGCAACCGAAGACTTCTTTATGATCCACGACAGTTTCGCAATCTCAGGAGATGTGGACGACCTATACTTTGCAGTTAGGGACGCACATATCGAGATGTATGAAGCTGAAAACCTGTTGCTCAAATGGCAAGAAGAACTGAGGCAACAGCTGGATCATCCGTTTGACTTTGAGAAGGCTAATGTAGACCCAATTCCACAGATGGGTAACCTTAATCTACAGCTGATAAGGGAGAGCCAATTCTGCTTCAGTTAATACTTATGTCACCCTTCAGAAGCCCCTAGACCCTATCCCTCCTCCTAAGGACTCTAGGGACTTCTTCTCCCAAACATAAAAGGTCATCTCTAGCAATCTAGGGGTGGCCTTTTTAACTTTAGAAAGACAAAAGTATGGCTAAAAAACAAAAGATAAACTTCCAGACACCAACTGGCGTGGCTAAGTACCCACACCTATTGAAACCTGACACAGCCTTCGACAGCGAAGGTAAATATAAGTCAGAACTGTTGCTGTCTCCAGAAGACGCAAAGCCCTTGATTAAGATCATTGAGGATGCGGCAAAAGAAGAACATGGGAAGGCTAATTATAGAGTTCCTTATCAAGTAGAAGAAGAGACTGGGGAAGTAGCATTCAAACTACAGTCTAAGTATATGCCAGAGTTCTATGACACAGCTGGTCAAAAAGTCCCAACAAATGCTTTACCACAGATAGGTGGTGGCAGTCGTTTAAGACTTAAAGGTTTTCTTAATGTCTACAAGGTCAGCGGTCAGGCTGGGGTTGCTATAACACTACAAGCTGTCCAAATTGTTGAGGCTGTCCAAGGATTAAATGGGACAGGCTTTGGTGCAATCGAGGAAGGTGGGTTCACTGTGGACACATCAGCAATGGATGCACCATTCGCACCAACAGGAAATGCTGACAACTTTGACTTCTAACCATAGATACCGAGGTATCAAGGAAGGCTATAGATCAGGTCTTGAGGTTGGGGTAGCAGAAGAACTCAGGAGACTAGGTATTCCATTTACCTATGAAACTGAAAGACTGTCTTACCTGATCCCAGCGCGGACTGCCAAGTACACTCCAGACTTCATTCTCCCGAAAGCTGGTGGTGTATGGTTCTTAGAAACCAAAGGACGCTGGGTGACAGCTGATCGACAGAAACATGTGTTGATCAAGAAGCAACTGCCTGATCTTGATCTACGTTTTCTTTTCCAGAATGCAAACGCGAAACTCTATAAGGGGTCTAAAACTTCTTATGCAGACTTTTGCATCAAGAATGGGTTCGAATGGGCACACAAGCGAATACCATCAGAGTGGATTGAAGAGTGTCATTTAGGCATGAAGCAAGCCAAATAAAGAGAGCAAGGGGCGGTCTTAGGATCGCCCTTTTTTATTTTAAGGGAAGCAACAAATGAATGAACAAGAAGAGAGCACCTTTGTGTCTCACGAACAATGCGATGCCTGTGGGTCATCGGATGCAAACAGCCTCTACAGCGATGGACATATGTTCTGCTTTAGTTGTCTAAAACACACCCCAGCTGAAGGTGAAATAGTACCTGTCGAAAAGACAAATGCAGCTAACTCTTTTTTGAACGGCGACTACATGGAATTAAGGTCACGAAAGTTGACTGAGCAGACGTGTCGTAAGTTTGGATACTTTGTGACTAAAGACAGCAAAGGTGAGCCAATACAGGTGGCGAACTTCAAGGATGCTAAAGGTAAAACTGAAGGCCAGAAGATACGCACTAGAGACAAGCAGTTTCCTACCATTGGAAAGATCACTGGTCTATTTGGTATGCATCTATGGTCAGCTGGCAAAAAGCTAGTGATTACAGAAGGTGAGATAGACGCCATGAGCGTCAGTCAAGTGCAACAGCATAAATTCGCTACAATATCTGTGAGGAATGGCAGTGCTGGGGCAAAGAAGAACCTGTTGGAAAACATTGATTACCTTAACAACTTTAAAGAGATAATCTTGATGTTTGATCAGGATGAAGCTGGACGTAAGGCCGCGATTGAGTGTGCTGAAGTCTTGCCTATCGGTAAAGTTAAGATTGCTGTCTTGCCGCACAAGGATGCTAATGAGTGCCTTGTGAAAGGTGAGGCTGGAGCAATCATCAATGCTATCCACCAAGCCGCTGATTACAGGCCAGATGGTATAGTACAGATGTCTGACATGCGTGAGACTGTAGCTACACCAGACGCTGAAAGTCCAATGAAGTACCCATATCCAAGAGTAAACAATATGCTCAAAGGAATACGACAGGGCATTGTGACTATCGTGGCTGGAAGTGGCACAGGTAAGTCTACATTAATCCGTGAGATTGCTTACAACCTACACATGACAGGAACACGGGTTGGTATGCTAATGCTCGAAGAGAGCACAAAGCGTACAGCCCAAGGCCTTGTAGGGCTCCACATCAATAGAAACATTGTAATTGATGAGGATGCCGCAACACCAGATGAGATAAAGACTGGCTTTGACGACTTACTATCTCATGGTCAGATTTATCTCTTCGATCACTTTGGGTCATTTGACATAGACACCATATGTAATCGCATAAGATACATGAAGCATGGATTAGGTTGTGATGTCGTTTTCTTAGATCACATTAGTATTCTCGTTAGCTCGTATGCAGGTGCATCAGACAACGAGAGAGTTCTAATAGATCACATCATGCACACTCTCACAGTCCTGTGTACTGAGTTGGACTTAGCATTAATCCTTGTGTCACACTTAAAGAGGCCAAACTCCGAAAGAGGTCACGAAGGCGGCGACAGGGCACAGCTTTCACAGCTGAGAGGAAGCCACAGTTTAGCACAGCTGGCGACTGCTTGTATTGCTATGAATGTGGACAGCGAAGACCCAACATCAGGCAAGAGAGAACTTGTCGTACTAAAAAATAGGCATACAGGATTTGTAGGCCAAGCGGATGAACTTCAGTACAACCGCGAAACAGGCAGACTTACTGCCACTGATAGTAACTTCGGTTTCTAAAAACTCCCAAACCAAAACATTAGTAAAGCAAAGGAACACGTATGCGTGGTTTATCAAGCACGTCCCGAGAGGCGTATGCAAACACAGATTTAACAAAGAATACTAGAATGGTCTTTGATGTCATCCAAGCGGCTGGAGACAAAGGTTGCATCAGTGCACAAGTGCAACTGGCACTCAAGCACATGCCGTATGGCTCAATCACCAACCACTTTAAATGGCTGAAAGACGCTGGGCTTATTGAAGTCATAGGGAAGCGCAAAAGTCCGTATGGACGCAATCAGCAAATCTTCAAAGCAACAAAACAACTAAATGCACAAGGGGAGCTATTCAGATGAAAACTACAGGCATCCATGAATACACAATGAATGAATATCAAGCAGATGCGGCGTCTACAATGATCTACAAATGGAAGGTCATCTACCCAGCTTTAGGTCTGGCAAATGAAGCTGGTGAAGTCCTTGGTAAAATCAAGAAACTCATCAGAGACATGGACATTACTTTTGATGGCATTGATACAATCCCAGCGCAAAAGAAAGCTGAGATATGCGACGAGTTAGGAGATGTGCTTTGGTACATCGCGGCTTTATCTAAAGACTTAGGCATTACCATGAATGAGGTAGCCGCCATGAACCATGAAAAGCTACAGTCTCGAAAGATACGTGGCGTTATCAAGGGTTCGGGTGACAAGCGATGAGTCGGTGGGGCTTTGACTTAGAGAGCAACGGCCTCTTAGATACCATCCATACTATCTGGTGCATTGTCTGCCGTGAGCTAGACACTGGCGAGATACGAACCTTTAACCCAGACCAGATCGAGGACGCACTTGAGCTACTAGCCAATGCTGATGAGATCATAGGTCACAACATTATCGACTACGACATCCCAGCGATACAGATTGTCTATCCTAACTGGACAACTAAGGCCAAGGTAACTGACACCTTAGTTCTTTCTCGCTTGATACATGGCGACCTTTTTAATGAGGATGCTGAACGCAACTTCAGTGTCTCTAAGTTTCCTAAGAAACTCTGGGGAAGCCATAGCCTAAAGGCTTGGGGTCTTCGCCTTGGTGACTTCAAAGATGACTATGATGGCGGCTGGGAAGCCTACAGTGAAGAGATGATGTCATACTGTGTTCAAGACACTCAGGTGACTGACACTCTTTACAAGAAGCTAATGAAGACGGAGCCCAGTAAGAAGTCTATCGACCTTGAGCATCGTATGGCTTCAATATGCCGTGAGATTGGAAACAATGGATGGACTTTCGATGAGAAGAAAGCTGGTGAACTGTATGCTGAACTTGCACAGAAACGTCATGTCATTGAGGAAGACTTAAAGGAACTGTTTCCACCTTGGGAAGTAACCGAAGACTTCTATCCTAAAGTCAACAATAAGACCCGTGGCTATGTGAAGGGTGAGCTGTTTGTTAAGTCTAAGACAATATACTTTAACCCAGCTTCTCGCGTCCACATTCAGAAGTGCTTAGTCGATAAGTACAAGTGGCGACCCAAAGAGTTCACACCGAATGGTCAGGCTAAGATCGACGAGACTATCTTGGCTAACCTTCCGTATCCAGAGGCTAAGAGACTTGCTGAGTTTTTCTTAATACAGAAGAGGATTGGCATGTTGGCTGAAGGGGCAGGGGCATGGCTAAAGAAGGTAAGTCCTGATGGAAGACTACGACACCGATTAAACAGCAACAACTGTGTTTCGGGTCGCGCTACAGCCACATCACCAAACCTACAGCAAGTCCCAAGTTCTGGCTCACCTTATGGCAAAGAGTGCCGTGAGTTGTTTACAGCACCAAGGGGCTGGGTAATCTGCGGAACTGATCTTTCGGGTATCGAGTTACGCCTATTAGCTTCCTACCTTCACCCTTATGATGGCGGCGAGTATTCTAAGCAGATACTTGAGGGTGACATTCACACCTATAACCAACATGCGGCTGGTTTAGCTACTAGAAACCTAGCAAAAACATGGGTTTACGCCACCCTTTATGGTGGGGGTGATAGGCTAATAGGTGCTATTGCTGGCGGCGGTGCAAAAAAGGGTAAGCAACTAAAGGACAACTACGACAAAGCTGTCCCAGCGTTTGCTACCTTAAAAAGAAACCTAAAGACAGCGGCTAAGAGAGGTCACATCAAGGCACTCGATGGGCGCAAACTAAGGGTCAGGTCGGAGCATCGTTGCCTCTCGCAATTATTACAGTCAGCTGGCGCAATCGTAGCAAAACAGTGGGTCATGATGACCTACTACAAAATCAAAGAAAAGTATGGCGACAAAGTATTCATCATGGGCTGGATTCATGACGAAATGCAGATCGCCTGTAAGACAAAGGAGATAGCCGAAGATGTCGGAAATATCGCTGGAGCAATGGCACAAGAAGCTGGCGTTGCTCTCGGACTTAACATTGCCACTGAAGCAGAATATTCCGTGGGAAGAACTTGGGCTGACACTCACTGAGAAGAACGATTACTTAGAGAACTTATTACTTCTCTTTATAATCATTGATCGTGCGTGGCGTAAGCCATTCACAGTCAAATCAGACTTCGCAAGAGTAGGAGCACTTCACGTTGCCATAGCGGCAAGTGAGGGCTTCATAACAAATCAATTAGATGAAGATAGCTGGGGTAATCGTTGGTTCGTAACCCTAGATGGACAGGATATACATGATGAAATCTCAAGAACTCTTAAACAAGTCATTTACGCGCCCCACATTACTCATTGATGGTGACTTGTATCTCTTTAGATCAGCTATTGCTGTCGAACATGAGATAGACTGGGGTGATGACGTATGGTCACTTTCTACAGATTTAAAAGCAGCTAAAAAACTTTTTGTATCGACAGTTGATGCGTTCAAAAAAGAGCTGGTTGTAGAAGATGTGATTGTGACCATATCAGGCCAGAATAACTTCCGTAAAGACGTACTGGAGACTTACAAAGGTGGACGTAAGAAAGTCCGTAAGCCTGTAGGATATAAAGCCCTAGTTGCGTGGGCTATGGAAGAATACGATAGCATTATGGTGGACTGCTTAGAAGCTGACGATGTCATGGGCATCATGGCTTCTCTACCAAACACCGAAGCAATCATTGTGTCTGATGACAAAGACATGAAGACCATCCCTTGTAAACTCTACAGGCCAAACGACAATGAACGTCTGGTCATAAGTGTTATGGAAGCCAACAGGAACTTCCTTATCCAAGCACTGATGGGTGACATGACAGATGGTTATGGTGGGTGTCCTAAAGTGGGCATCAAGACAGCTGAAAAGATACTGGGAAACCACCCGACTTGGGATGCTGTCGTCAAACAATATCAAAAAGAAAAACTATCAGCGGACTATGCGCTGACACAAGCACGAATGGCACGCATTTTGCGCTGTCAGGACTGGGACAACGAGAAAGGTGAGGTCATACTATGGAAGCCGACAAGATAGACGAAGCTGTAAACAAACCACCTCACTACAACACAGGATCAATCGAATGCATCGACGCAATGCAAGCGATGGCTGATGGCTCTCTAGTATGGGGTCACAATGCTTACCTCTGGCAGAATGCTTTCAAGTACCTGTGGCGTTGGCCTTACAAGAAAAAACCCGTCGAAGACCTCAAGAAGTGCCGTTGGTACTTGGATCGACTTATTGAACTCATTGAAGAAAAAGAAGAAACACTATGAACAACCTATTGCCTACAGATTACCAAGCCTTCATACACACCAGCCGCTATGCCAGATGGCTAGAAGATGAAGGAAGACGTGAGAGCTGGACTGAGACTGTCTCGCGTTACATGGACAACGTGGTTAAATCCCGTGTGAGCCGTGAGATTGCCAATGAGATTGAGCAAGCAATATTAAACCTAGAAGTGATGCCTTCTATGAGGTCATTGATGACAGCTGGTAAAGCATTATCGAGAGACAATACAGCTGGATATAATTGCTCCTATACACCGATAGATCACATGAGGTGCTTTGACGAAGTTCTCTTTATTCTACTGTGTGGCACTGGTGTCGGCTTCTCTGTCGAAAAGAAGTATGTAGATAGCTTACCAGACGTACCCACGCTAACAGCTGGTGATTACAGGATTGTTGTAGAAGATAGCAAAGAAGGCTGGGCGAAGGCGTATAGAGAACTCATTGAAGAGCTATACAACCACGGCAACATACCGACTTGGGATGTATCTAATGTAAGGCCAGCTGGTGCACGTTTAGCAACATTTGGTGGTAGGGCATCTGGTGCTGAACCATTGGTTGAACTGTTTGATCATACAATAGACACCTTCAAGAAAAAGCAGGGTAGTAAGCTGTCGCCTTTGGATGTCCACAGCATCATGTGCATGATAGGCTCCATAGTGGTGGTCGGCGGAGTGCGACGTTCAGCGATGATCAGCCTAAGTGATCTATCGGATGACGAAATGCGTACAGCTAAGTCTGGCGAGTGGTACATCGACAATCCACACCATGCTCTTGCTAACAACTCAGTGGCTTTCGAAAGTAAGCCCAGCGGTGTAGACTTCATGAACGAATGGGCGTCATTAGCGGCCTCTGGTTCTGGTGAGCGTGGTATCTTCAATCGACAGGCGGCTAGAACTAAAGCCCAATACGATGGCTATAGAGACAGCAACTGGGAATTTGGGACTAACCCATGTTCGGAAATCGTGCTTCGAGGCAGTCGCCTTGAGGAATATGAAGACCCTGAGACTGGTGAAACTAAGACAAGAGGTGTCGTTGGAACTGGTGGTCAATTCTGTAATCTGACAGAAGCCATCATTAGGTCTACAGATACTGAAGCTGACATATCAAACAAGATACGACTTGCGACTATCTTAGGTACTATCCAAGCGACCTTAACTCACTTCCCTTACTTACGTGATTGTTGGACAACCAACACTGAGGAAGAGGCACTGTTAGGTGTATCAATGACAGGCATCATGGACTGCACATTGACTAATGGTAGAGAAGATGGACTTGAAGATAGGCTAGATACATGGCGTAATGTTGCTAGAGAGACTAACGACTACTTTGCCGATGAACTTGGTATCAACAGGTCAGCTTCTATTACTGCGGTCAAACCAAGTGGAACTGTCTCACAGCTGACATCATCAAGTTCTGGTATTCATGCGAGACACTCTGATTATTACATCCGAACAGTCCGTGGAGATAACAAAGACCCACTGACACACTTCCTTGCAGACCAAGGAATACCATCAGAACCTTGTGTCATGAAGCCAAACACTACGACTGTCTTCAGTTTCCCTATGAAGTCACCAGAAGGCTCAGTCACACGTCACGATATGTCAGCGATAGAACAGCTGGAGATGTGGCTAACGTACCAGCGTCACTACACAGATCATAAGCCATCAGTAACTGTATCAGTAGGTGATGACGAATGGGCAGAGGTAGGTGCGTTTGTCTACCAGTATTTCGACGAGATGTCTGGTGTCAGCTTTTTACCAAGGTTTGATCACACGTATGCTCAAGCACCCTATCAGGACATCAATGAAGAACAGTATGAGGCCGCATTCTTCGCAATGCCTAGTAAAATTGATTGGTCTCGATTGTCTGATTATGAGACTGAGGACACAACTAAAGGTTCACAAACTTTAGCATGTGTTGGCGGAACTTGTGAGATTGTAGACATCTAAAGAAAACGAAAGCCCAACTAGCAAAAAGTTATCTAGTAGTTGGGCTTTTGACATCTAAAAATAATATAAATTGGAGAGGTGAATGAACAGAGAAGAACTGCTGTTGATACAGCACAAATCTGTGGCAGATGCTGAAAACAAAAGAATGAGACAAACATTTAAAATTAATAGTTACGCATTTGGGGACAACTGGGATTGGCATAGAGCACGTCAGGTCAGCGGCTCTAATGGCGGTAGAAAAAACGCCCAGAGACCTTGGGCAAAGAAAGAGAGCAGTGATGAAAGATAGTGTAACGCATTGTCCAAAGTGTATGGTTAAGACTAAAGTAATTGAAACAATACCCCACTTCAAATATGGCTATCCATCCAAAAGAAGGCAACGACAGTGCCCTCAGTGTGGTTTACGAAGGATGACAATAGAAATTCCGATAGAGCAGGGGGATAAGTATTTCTCATGTTCACAGTCGAAATAGAGTCAAACTATACCAAAGTTGTTTCAGTAGATGCGGATGGCAGGTTTGAAGATGTAGAGATGTACCTAGAAGACAACGGCACAGTGTTTGTACGTCAGTTCGCTGATGAACTAGGAGAGTTCCAACTAATAGCCATAAACTACAAACAGCTATTGGACTTATTAGCCTCTTTAGATGCCCATGATGGTGTTTATATAACTGAGGTGGGTGGAGAGCAGGGAAGTCATCTCAAGGATGTCTAGCTACTGCTCTCCGTTGTTACCGAAGTAACGCAGGTAATATGCACTATTCTGGTATACATGTCAAATAGCGTAGACACATTCACCTATTAGAATTTGTTTCTATATGATACAAAAAACACAGATCGCTGTCTTATGTAGGACGATCTGTGTTTTTTGGTCATTATAATGTATTATCCTGCCATTTCCATAGCCTGATGAAGTGTCTCAGTGTTTCTTCTACTCCATCCTCTACCGAAGTGCTTGTAGTCATCTAGGCTCTCATAGAATGCCTGTCTGACTGTGTAGACGTAGTCTATAATAAACTTAGGTTCTTTCTCAGCTATCAGTCCAAGGGTCTGATTACCTATGGCTCCATCTTGAGTAGCACCAACTGCTCGTTGTACTGCTTTAGATGGTCTACTTTTTCCAGAATTCACACACCAGTCCAGAACCGCCCAATCCAAGCCCGATGGAAGGTCATCAAAGCGAATAGGGTCGGCGTAGTTCTTGCGGTAGATAGGAGCAACATCATCAGGCGTAAGATCACGCATCTCTTGCTCAGTAGACTCACGGCCTATCCAGTCGTCATAGACACGTTTGGTCACACCGAGGTTTGTCATGCCACCATTATCCATAGGGTCATTTACATAGCCCCCTTCGTGTTCAAGTAGCATCGCTAGACACTTATCAAAGTTACTCTTCATTTGTTCACCTTTTTAACCTTTTCAAAGCTACGCAAACCGCCAAGACCGAGCATTCCCATCAACACTGGCATCATCACTGAAGTATCAGCTTGGGGTACATCAATTCCTAATGGCGACAGTAATGGTGAGATGAGGAAGTTCACTGCCATCCCAAGGACACATATCCATGCAACAGCTGGACGCCAAGACGATTGAAACCAGTTACCTTTGGCTTCCTCTTTGTTTACTGCTAACTGCGCGAGTGACAGTTCTTGGGCATGTTTTTCGGACATCGTTGCTATCTCATGAGCAAGGGATGCCGCTTGGTCTTTGTCAGGAATAAATTTATCTAGTAGCCCAGCTACAGGGTTTATCAATGATTGTATCATGTGTAATCCTTAGTTTAATGGATTGCTGGCAAGACTGTCATAAGCCTTCCAGATGTCGTCTATTTCCGTCTGGTAGACATCCAGCTTATCGCCGATTTGATCCGTGATTGTACTCGACTTTTCAACTTTAGAACGTAAGTCCAACAAGTCTTTCTGCTGTTCCAGAATTGTTTGCATTTGCGTACTAATCGTTGATAGCCGCGTGTTAAGACCTCTAACATCATTATCCTGTACCGCCTGTTCCAGTGCCTGTATGCGAGAGTTAAAGTCTGTGGCTCTGACGTTGAACATGTCAGCTTCAGTCGTCACAAGGTGAATACCATTCTCTACATCATAAAAGCGATTGAGGGTGTCATACCCATAATAAATACCGCCGCTGATTGCAGACAGTATTGGCAAGGCGGCGGCTATGTACCACCCTCTGAAGGTGAAGCCGCCAACCTTTAGTTCTGTGTCTTCCATTGATTACATGTCCTTAGTTGGAGACCCATGCTGTTGCATGTATGTGTTTGCACCATAGATGTCTGTAGCATCTCTCATGTCGTCTGATAGATAACCAGACCAACCAGTACCATTGCCATCCCAAGTAATCACAAACTCATCAACATTCTGTGTGTACGTGATGGCTGTGTAATTACCAGCGACTAGATTATTAGTGGCTGTGTAGCTGTCTATGGATGAAGTTAGGTCTGTATTGTTTGCCGCCGCCATGAATGCACCTGCTTGCTGTGCGTACTTCTCGACGTTATCAACTGCATCGTTGTACGTTGCAACTTCAGCCGCCTGTATAGAATACTCATCTGTCTGGATCATGTCCTGTAGGGCAACTTGCTCTGGCTTAGTGTCAGCTTCAGCCGCGACTGCGGCTACTGATGTAGCTGTAGCCAATACTGATGTTGCTGATGTGAGTAGGTCAACAGCAAGTGTCAGCTGGTTCATTGCCGCGCTATGCTCTTGAGTAAATAATTCAGCTGCATTTGATGCTGTTGCATAGTCGTGTGAAGACACCTTATCTAAGGCCGCCTCATAGGCTAAGAACTGTGCATTTGTTATCTTACCATCATCAAGTGCATCGTCGATCACCACACGTCCGACTGTTGCGTAACCGACAGAACCATTGACCAACTGTCCACTTGCAAGCAGTTTATTGTTTATGATGTCAATCGTTCCCTTCAGTTCGGTTATCTTCTGTGCCCCCGTCTGGTTGTAATGATCTGGTGGTTGATATGACTCTGCGTGTACTACGGAACCGCTGACTAATAGTGCGGTTGTCGCTGACAGTAGCAACCTTTGCTTTTGTTTCTTCATCGCTTAAATCTTCTCCAATTCTGAGCAAGGTGTCCCAGAAGACTTTGCTGGGCTCGTAGCCAACAATGTATATCTCTGGGTGTTCTCTATATTTATCTATTGCCGCTTTACCCATTAGAATTTTACCAGTGACAACATCCATAATAGGACAGGGTGTACTGGCTAACATCATACTTCGGAATACGTTGCCATCTGGTGAACTACACAGGACACTGATGGCACTCACTTGTAATCCTAATCCACCAATTTGCTGTGGTGTTCCTAGTAGTCGGGCGTTCTTGCGGCGGTTACAGTGCTCATCCTGTTGCATTGTTCCACTGGACATCCCAAACATAGTGACTTGGATGCCAGAGGTAGTAGGTAAAAGACAACTATCGTTACCACCGCCACCTGTCATCGTAGGTGAAATGGCTGACATTACAGGTGCGGCCTGAGAAGCCCCTGCCGCATTGTAATTATTAGTTTCGTTAGTTGTAGCATTGTTGGAGTCTACAGTGCTGTCTTCGTAGTTGTTACTGAAGTCTCCATTGATGTCGTTTGCATACGCTGACGTTGCCAGCAGTATTAATAAAGGGGCGAATAGTTTCCACATTCTTCAACCATAACTTTCTCTACTTTGTAATCCTGACACATCAGCTTTGTCGCCGCATCTTTATGACCGATATAGGCCAGTGTCTGTGCGTTGAGATTACGTTCACATACTGTATCTCCATGCGGACAACTCGACGGAAAGGCTATCGGTGTGTCTACATAGATTTCGGGGATACATGCTGTTGTGAGTAATAAGGTTACTAATGATAGGGCAAGCCTAATCACTTCGGTTTGCCATCTTCTCGACTGATGTACGGATGTGTTCTATGTTCACATCTATTCGTGCCATAGAGACAGCTTGGTTTTGTACCAGCTGTTCAACTTTAGATATACGCTGTCCGAACTCAACAATATCTGTTTGGTTATCTTGGATGTCTGCCATCATCATACTCACAGTCCAGACTATTGCTCCAGCCTGTGTGATTAATCCGAGAAGCAGGGTTGCAGGTACACTCTTGACTATGTGCCAGCCACTATCATTAGCCACCATTTATCCTATACTTTCAGTTGGGTTAGTAGACCCTAAATAAGTCCATTCATTATTTTCTTGATCCCATCTGTGATAATCGCCATCATTAGGATGTGGAACGGGTGGGATATAGGACAGAGTTGTTTCATCTAAAACCCAATTAGAGTATATTTTTTTGTCAATAAACACGTCTCTGGTTTCATCATAAGTTGAACCAATAGAAGCAAATCGTTTTCTAAAGGCGTTTGATGCACTACATTGCACCCACCTAGACGTACCCCATATTCTGTTACACTCAGCAATTCCCATACCTTCGCTTTCGTTACCAAAGGCATCTAACATTGTGTCATTATCCATCTTTACGACACGTAATACGACATTATTGTTGTTTAGCTCTGCAAAACTTGCCATCTAGTAAATCTCCTAACTGAACTCAATAGTACCGCTACTATTAAAAATTATTACTGTATCTGAACCCACTGTAGAGGTTGTAGTACTACCTGTAGCTACTTTTACTGACCTAGGTGACCTTATAATAACACGACCAGAATAACCTGCATTAAATGGACCGCCTGAACCTTCACCATCTGCACCTGTACCAAAACCAGCGGCTCTTGTGCCTGTTCTATTACCTCCGTCATTACCAGCGTGGCCTCCACCACCATATCCTGATACAGTAGACCCTGTAATGTTTGTAGATGTTGCTGGTCCAGCTTGGTTCGTAGATGCGTTACCTGCCGAACCTGCACCTACACCTCCTGCATATGACCCAGTGGTACTTGCGCCACTATACGAAGCGTTACCACCACCAAGACTAGAATTATGAGGGTCGCCGTAGCCACCTGTAGCTGAAAGATTAACTCCAACACCTGTGAGGCTACTTGTTCCACCGTTACCGCCAGTAGTACCATTACCACCTGCGCCACCTGCGCCAACAGAAACTGTATAAACTGTATTTGTTTGCATTCCCTGTGATGCAACCTCAGTGACCAATCCACCTCCGCCACCACCGCCAAAATAAACAGCGGCTACACCGCCAGTGCCGCCGCCACCGCCTCCAACCATAAAAATTCTAGCATTAAAAGATATTGGAACTGAATCGGCTGTACTATACCATCCAGAACTTGTATAAACCTCTGCGGTGTTAAGAGTAGTGTTGAATCTCATATAGCCGATTTGAGGACTAGAGGGTCTCTGTGAAGTCGTACCAGAAGGTAAATCAAAGAAACCTGTAGAACTTGTGTTATTATTATAAACAGCGGCATTTGTACCTGCCACACCTTGTGGTCCAGTAGCACCTTGAGGACCAGTATTCCCCGTAGGTCCTTGTGGGCCAGTAGCTCCTGTAGCACCTTGTGGTCCTGTAGCTCCATCGTTTCCGTCTGCTCCAGCTGGACCAGTCGCACCCTGTGGACCAGTCGCACCCTGTGGACCAGTTGCACCAGTAGCTCCATCGTTACCATCAGCACCTTGTGGACCTGTAGCACCTTGGATACCTTGTGGACCTGTAGCACCATCGGCTCCATCGTTACCATCAGCTCCAGCGGCTCCAGTAGCACCAGTTGCACCTTGGATACCTTGGATACCTTGGGCTCCAGTGGCTCCTGTAGCACCATCGGCTCCATCGTTACCATCAGCTCCTGTAGCACCATCAGCTCCAGCGGCTCCTGTAGCACCTTGGATACCTTGTGCACCTGTAGCTCCAGTTTGACCCTGTAGTGCCGCTACAGTTATTGTCTGCTTTGTCCAGACACCATTTACTGCATCATACACTGGTATAAAGTCTGAGCCAGTTGCGTCTGTTGCTGTAGTCATTGATGCTGGCATAAAATCAGTAGCTGCCGAAGTTGCCGCTGTGCCTAAGTTTGTAATCTCAGTTGCGTCTATTAGACCATCTGCCAATATGTTACCCATGTTGTTAGATAGAATGTCTGCAAACTTTCTACTTTTTGACCTACTCATTATAGTTCCTACTCAATCGTTACATTAGGCACAGGCTGTATTGCTTTTAATTCTTCCACTGTTGTTGCCGAATTAATTGAAGAAAGCGAAGGTGCGTCCCGTAGTGCTTGCTTGTCAGCAATAATCTGAGTTGTACTAGCATCTGTCTCAAGAGCCTTCATGTAAGCTGTGTCTAAATCGGCTAAAGGTTTTATCCTAGCTTCACGGATTTTATCACGCCAAATATCTTTAGCTTTATCCATGTTCACAGATATAACACCTGTATCTGAGTTTGCTTCCCAGCCATTTCGAAAAGTACGTTCAGCTGGTATTTCATAATTTGCGCTATCATACTGTGTTGCGCCTATCTTTATAAATGTAGACATTTATTTATTCCTTATGTTGGTTTAGTAGGCCAAGTAACTGTGTTAGGAAACCCAGCTTGGGCTGGTAAGTTAAGCAAGTCAGTTCGGTACTGTGTCCACTCTGCTTGTTTAGCATCTGTAAGTTCAGCCCATCGCAGAGAGTTAGTTACTATTGGGTCTACCTCTTCTACTAATCTTTGGTCACGCTGACCTCGTAGATTTGAAGCTAGTTCTGCATTTAGCTCTGCTTGAGTAGGTGCTACATAAGCCACATAGTCTGAACCAATAAGTTCAAGCAATATGCTGTTGTCTACAGTCATATCTGTATCTTCAGGGCTTAATCCGTAAGGTATCCAACCATGTTCTGGATGATTAATTTCTACTTCAAATGCAGTATTGTCTGCGTTTAGTGATTGTGCGTTTCGTACTTCTGTTATTGTTATAGTCATTTAAGAAATCCTTACAAATAAACCCATTGCATTCCAACCGCTTATGGCACTAACAGTTGACATGCTTCTCCAAGTCCCAGATGGAGACGCCCCATTAGGCCAGTTAGAATGTACTGACCCCCAAAGGTCTCGTTGGTTCATACCAGTAATTTTTAGCCCAGACCCTGCATAGGTAGTATTTGCGACTAAAGCCGTATTACTAGTTGACCTTTGCAGTATAGCATAAGTGCCAACATCACCATAAGTTGTGCTTGGCCCTACATTCCCACTATCAAAGTTATCGCTTCCTCTTATTGTACTTGCCATTTGTTTTTTCCTAATCTTATGTATTTTACATAGTTAAAGTTAAATCCACTATGCCGTGATCAAACGAAACATAATTTGATTTGTTTGCTGAACACATTCTTACATAATTTGTTTTTCTAGCAGTGCCTGAAACTTCTGACCTGTAATGTGCGGCTACATTTAAATCGCCTGAAGCATCACCTTTACCAACATTCATTGCAGTAACATAGCCTGTACTTGTCATATTGTTGGAGAAGTTAGCCGTCCAAAGACCCGTTCCACCATCTGAAACCGAAGACACATTGCCAGAGGAGAATATAGAAACTGTACCTGTACCATCCCATGAAGCCCAAGCCTTAGATGTGTATTGACCAGCACCGCTTGTAGTCTGTAAATTATCTACTTTTATTGTACTCATTGTACCATCTCCCATGCGTTTCTAAACTGCCTATTGCTAGGGACTTGTTCTGTTTTGACAATCTTAAACATGGGTCTATTGTATTCTACAGACCATACTCGTCTTGGTATGTCTTTCATAACTAAATACTCCATAGCTTCTTCTTCAGTTAGCTTATCTATTCTTGGGGCAGTGAATTGTTTTTCCCATTTACTGGGGTCATGCTTAAAGGTAGAATGCCTACCTTCATCAATAGCTTTTTGTTCATCATCTTGCAGTTCCCAATAAACAGATATAGGCGGTAGCTTCCCTGCCATTGCATCAGCTAACCAGTTATCACTAGGGACTAATACCATAGCTGGTTGCTCTGGGTGGTCAGGGTCTTCATATATAACTCTATAGTTTGTCATTCATCACCCACACAAATTAAATCCATGTTGAATGCATCATCTTGAGTACCATCGTCATGATCTACAGAAAATACAGGTACGTTAGCTGTTGTCTTATTACCTTGAAAATTGGCATGATCATTAGCGTCAGCTTGAGAAGCATAGTCTGTTATATTAGAACCTGCTGTTGAAACAGCTGTGTACCCAGAAGCAGAGCTAAAGTTGTTGCTGTAGTTTACTCTATAACGACCTTCTCCCAAGTCAGTAACAGTCGAAACATTACCATCACCACGTACAGATACTGTACCTTCACCAGTCCAATTACACCAAGCCCTAGACAAGAAAACTTTACCTCCACCTGAAGTAGCTTCTTCGATATTATTTACTTTTAATGTACTCATTTATACCACCGTCCATGTTTCGCCATTACCTATTGTAACAGTAACGCCGCTGTTAATTGTTATTGGCCCTGCACTCATTGCATTTTTATTGTTAGATATTGTGTAATTTGTAGTAACATTTTGACTATTCTCAAAGAAAATCAAATCTGAACCGCCACCTTTTAGTCCGTCTTCGCCATCAGCACCTGCGGCTCCTGTAGACCCTTGGGCTCCTGTGGCTCCTGTAGATCCAGCTGGCCCTTGAGATCCAGTTGCGCCAGTATTACCTTGGGGCCCTTGAGAACCTTGTGGGCCTGTTGCGCCTTGAGGGCCAGTGTTACCAGTTGCCCCTTGTGGCCCTGTATTACCAATCGGGCCTTGTGGGCCTGTTGCGCCAGCTGGGCCAGTAGCACCATCTGCTCCGTCAGCTCCTATAGCTCCATCAGCTCCAGCTGGTCC